GTGGACCAAGTACTGGGCCGCTCAACAACAGAAACGGGTGCCGAAAAAGCTGTGGCTATGCGAAAGTCCCAGCAGAAAGAACGTACTCGCCTTCAAAATGAAATACTACAGTCGCAGAAGTCTATCCAAGGACTTAACAATGAACGTGCGCCTATTGCCGCCGAGGTACGAAAAGTGGAGGCAGAGGTTGGACCAATAAAATATATCGCAGCATTACTATATGGTGATAACCCTGATGCTAACATATTAGAACGTGCTGTACGTTGGGTTATTATTTTACTTGTTATTGTATTTGATCCATTAGCATTGATGTTAGTGTTAGCTGCTAATCAGAGTAAAGACTGGGATGATGAAGATGAACCTGCATATGAACCTGATGATGGTCCTATCAATGAAGAAGTTTTAGAAGCATTACGTGAACAAGCAAAAGAAGAACTACCTACAGGTGAATTAATTTCCAAAGAAAATTTATTCCCTGAAGAAGTTGTAGCAGAAAAAGAATTTGATATCAAGGATCATCCATACTTGTTTACACCTGCAGGCAGTGATACCCCTCCTGGAATTAAACCAGTCGGTCCTCAAGTATATAAACCAGAACCAAGTGATGATACACTGGATCCTTGCTATAAATGCGGAACACCATTGATGATTGCTCCTGGCATTGGACCGTTCTGCCCAAATAAAAAGTGTGATGTATCCGACAATACAAATGGTGTAGAACCTATTGAAATAACATATATTCCAACTAAGCCAATGGTTGAAGATGCCCCAAACTTTGAAGCAATTAAAGTTGATGGAAAATGGGTACAGACTGGTCCTTCTTTTATAGAGATACTCAAAACTGATTTACCTGACACTATAGAATCTAATACCATCCCCTATCAGGAATTGGAAGGCGGTTATGTAATGTTTGACAACAAGCATATGCATAAAGATGTGTTATTGGGTATGCGTCCGGATATGTTAAAACTTGTTGCTGATTCAGGAAGATCAACTAACACTAGTTTTGGAACATCGTTTCCAGCTTTAGCATCAAAGGGTGATACCTTTGTGCGTGTTGATACCTTACCTAATAAGGTTTATAAATTTGACGGGTTAAGATGGATTGTTGTTAACAAGGCACAATCAACCAGCTATCTTTATGACCAAGAATATATTAAGTATTTGGTCACGAAGATAGAATCAGGCGAGTACGATATTGAATTATTATCTGATACTGAAAAGCAACAAATTGAAGAATACTTGACCAAAAAAGATTGACTCTTTATCCCAACTAGTGTATAATACTAGTATCATTAACTAACTGGAGTTATCCATGAAACTTAAACTTGCTACTATTGCGATTGCTATCATACTTACTGGCTGTGCCTCAACTAAAAGTGAAGGTGAAGGTGCTGTAAAAACACAGAAACTTTCTACATCATTTGCAGGCGAGAAAATTAAAATTGAAACAAATTGTACATGGCATGTGTTTAGACCAAATGAATGTGAAGTCGTTGCGATTGAATCTACTGCAACTGCTACTTCATTTGGCAATACTGCAAACAATCGTAAAAATGCACTTACTGTAGCTGAGATGCGGGCTAATTCTCAAGTAGCAGAATTTATTGCCAAAGATATTTCTACTACACGAGTAACAAATACTCTTGCCAAAAATCTTGAAAAAGCAAATGATAAGATTAAGTCAGGCAATAGTGATGGTTCTATTGTAGAAATGTCAGATAAGGAAGCTGCTACTATTAGTTTGCGTGAAAATAATAACGAAACAGTACACAATCTTACTGAAACTATTCGCACAAGTTCACAAGCTATTCTCAGAGGATTTATTAAAATCAATCAGGAAGTAGTAGGTAATCAGGAAGTATTGGTTATTATTCGTTGGGACAAAGACTCTGAACGTGCTGCCGAAACATTGCGTAGAAAATTTACTACTAGTTCAAACTAAAACATGTTACGGCTACTTTGCATAGTAGCATGTTTCTTAGTTAACAATGTAGTTGCAGCCGAGAAATACATTCGTGTTACCGGAGAGGCTACTACTATTGAACAAGCAAAAGAAAATGCTTTCCGTACTGCTGTTCAACAACGAGCAGGTGCTATTGTACTAAGTGAACGTGAGGCTAGAATGTCCTCACTAACTAAAGACAATATATCTGTGTTTAGCGCAGGATACATCAATGACTTCAAAATTATTGATATCAATCAAACTGGTTCTACTATCAGAATCACTATGGATGTATTAGTTGTTGAAAGTAAATTACTTAACCAAGTACTTACTACTGGTAGAACTGAACAAGGTATCGACGGCAATCGTGCAGGTATAGCAGTAAGCACTTATTTGGAGCAAAAACAAAAAGGTGATCAGATGTTAGATATGGTGTTAAACACCTATCCACAGAATGCCTTTACTATTCAACAAAAGCCGTTTGTTATTTCTATAGATAGTTATCGCAATACTGTATTACAAGTTCCCTATACCATTCAATGGAATAAAGATTATATATATGCACTAAACGAAGCACTAACTTTACTTGAAGATAACATTAGTTTTTTTCAAGAGGCTCCTGCTAAAATCGTAATAGGTGACAAAGATCCAATTAGTGCGTATACGGGTAAATGGCAACATAAATTCAACGATCTAATAACCTATAATAAAATCGTAAATTCAATGAAAAATGATCGTGCTGCACGATTTCAATTAGAGATATATGATAATAGTGGATTATTATTGTATCAAGTGTGTTATGTAATGCCAATGTTCTATTCTGTACAATTTAAACAACTAATGTTTGTAACTTCCAAAATAGAAACATCATATTTACAAGCAACCATTGATAATAAACATAGATATGTTATAGATCGGGCAAGCAGGATTGAGGTATCGTCAGTGCCGGATAGTAAATGCTATTGATAAAAATAACTGACAAATAATAAAAAGATAAATTAATATATGACCAACGAATCTAAAATAAACCATTGTTCTTTTTGTGAGTTACACAAAGATAAAGTTAAGAAATTAATAGTAAGTGAAGGAGTTGCTATATGTAGCGACTGCATCGAATTATGCACCAACCTTATTGAAGATGATAGTTTAATTGTTGAAGATAAACCCAAAGAAGAAATAAAATATGATCCATCTAGTATCAAAGAATACTTAGATGTTCATGTTGTTGGGCAGGATAATGCCAAAACTGTATTAAGTGTGGCTATTGCTAATCACTATAAACGTATCACATATCCACCAAAAGATTTAGAAATTGCTAAGGGCAATGTTTTATTGATTGGACCTACTGGTAGTGGTAAAACATTGCTTGCCAAGACGGTAGCAAAATATCTCAAAGTGCCCTTTGTTGTTGCTGATGCTACAAGTTTGACAGAAGCTGGATATGTCGGCGACGATGTTGAATCAATGATTAGTATGCTACTAAATGCTGCTGGCGGAGACCCTAGGTTAGCAGAACGCGGTATTGTGTTTGTTGATGAGATTGACAAGATTGCACGCCGTAGTGAATCAACAAGTATTACCCGTGATGTATCGGGCGAGGGTGTTCAACAAGCATTACTTAAGTTAGTTGAAGGTACAGTTTGTCGTATCCCAGCTGGTGGCGGACGTAAACACCCCGGCGGTGATATGATGGAAATTGATACGAAAAATATTCTATTCATATCAGGTGGTGCCTTTGTTGGGTTGAAAGATTTGATTGGTAATCGTAAGAATGGCTCTACTATTGGATTTGGTGCGGATATCAAAGACAAAAAAGTAGAAGGTGATTTGACTGAAGTTACTCCAGATGACTTAACCAAATATGGAATGATTCCAGAGTTTATTGGACGTTTCACTACTACAGTTAGTATTGGGGAATTGAACAAGGAAGAATTGTTGCGGGTATTGACGGAAGTTAAAAACAACTATATTGCCCAATATACATATCTATTGAGTATTGACAATATTAACTTAACCTTTGCGGATGAGGCATTGGAACAAATTGTTGATAATTGCTTGACACTAAAGACCGGGGCACGTGGATTACATACTGAAATTGAGCGTTGTTTGATGCCACATATGTTCAATACCAAAAAGTACAGAGAAAATAACGTAACTGAGATAAATATAACAAGGGAGCAAGTTTTAGAACCAAAATCACTAATATGAGTATAAAAGGAAGACGAGTTATTGTTACTGACGGAAACGTTGATAAAGCATTACGTAAATTTAAAAAGAAGATAACAGACCAAAATCTGTTACAGGAATTGCGTGATCGGGAACAATATGTCAAACCCTCTATACAGCGTAAAGTAGATAAAGGTTTAGCCAAACGTAGATGGCAAAAATACTTGCGTGACCAGAGTCTTCCCAAAAAACTATTTTAACCTAAATAGTAGAATTTTTTACACATTTCTGTTAGAATAAATATATGTTGAGTGCCGATAGTCGGGCTCACATATTAGTCACTTGCTTATATAAGGAGAAAACTATGACTAGAAATACATTAACCCTTCGTTCCCTTGACATTCCACAACTACACAAATTTGGTATCGGTTTTGATACTATGTTTGATGAGTTGCACAGAATGCATTCACAACAAACCAACACAAACTATCCCCCATATAATGTCGTACAGATTACTGACGATGAATATATGATTAGTATGGCTGTGGCTGGGTTTGGTCTTGATAATCTTTCAGTAACAAAAGATAAAAACTTTTTGATTATTGAAGGTAAGAACACAATCAAGGAAGAAGAAACTGACATTAACTATCTACACAAGGGCATTAGTGCAAGAGATTTCCGTCGTGAATTCAAACTTGCTGACTTTGTAGAGATTGAAAATGCTCATCTTGAATTGGGAATTCTTAATGTTCACCTAAAGCGTGAAATACCAGAAGAACAAAAGCCCAAGTCTATTGCTATTACCTATACTAAATAGTATAATAGCATCATGTGTGTAGTCATAGTGGCTACACACTCTTATAACTAACAATATAACTACTATGTCTAAAACGGAAACAAAAATCAGCATCAAACCTAATCTAGCATTGGCCGAGCCTCCATTGTTCAAAATCATTTATATTAATGATAATGTAACTAGCATGGAATTTGTTGTGGGTAGTTTAATTGATTATTTTAATTACAACCAAGATACTGCTCAGTCAATTACACATAATATCCATGAAGAGGGTAGTGCGATTGTTGCGGTTTTGCCCTATGAAATTGCTGAACAAAAGGGAATTGAAGTTACGCTTGATGCACGTAGTCAGGGATTCCCATTGCAAGTTAAAGTAGAAGCGGAAGCCTAAACAGTAACTTCTATACGTTTAGCCCAATAGGGGTTTCTTTTGAAACAACTGTTATTAAAGTAGTTGATACCACTAATATTAGTATCAACTATTTTTCCATATGTACCATACAACCAATGTGATGCTTTACTTTCTGTATCAGCCAATAATGCTATGCTTAAATTAAGTTGTGTATCTAATGTGTCTGGGTGTTCACCAAAGTATAAATCTATACTGGGAACTGAGTTAGAAACAATTACAATCTTTTTAACATCAAGGTGTTTTTGTAATCGTTCTATTGTGTTTTTGAGATATAAGATATCTTCATTGCGATGAACTTCCAGTATGCTAGCTGTCTCATCTTCATAAACTGTATTACCATACCATCCGTTTGCGCCGATGATTGCGATGCCGTCTATGATAACTACATGATGATGCATTATCGCTAAGTTTTGAACTGTACGACAAACCTTGTGAATTTCTTCTGTTCTTTTTGCCACATCACCTGTGTTGTGATATTCTAGTGAACCTAGAGTATAGAATATACCCTGATAGAATTTAGATAAATGCGATAGGGTTTGCTTAATAGTGCGTAAGTCATCACTAATATTTCCTGCTATTACACAGTATAAACTAGTTGCTTTGCCTTCCCAATTGAAACTATCCTCAGGGGTTAGATTCAAATCACTAATTAAGTCAAACCCTATCGTGGTCATTTATTTTGCGATGCTAATTTTAGGCTTCTTAGGCGCAGCAGGTGTTTTAGCTTTAGCTGGCGCTTTTTCTGCTTTTGGCTTAGCAGGTGCTTTAGCAGCGGCAGGCTTTGCGGCCTTTGGCTTAGCAGGTGCTTTAGCTTTAGCAGGAGCCTTCTCAGCCACAACTGGAGCAGTTACAGGGGCAGGAGCAACTACAGCCGGTGCTGGTGTTGGTGTTGGTGCTTCTAC